CTGTGGAAGGTATTCAAGGTAAGCTGCGTCGTAGGTTCTCCAATGGACTGAGCTGCAAGTGCTCCGACCATCTCACCTGCATGCACTTGACTTTGAATGTATCGGAATCGAATCTCTCGCATGAGTTCATCAAACAATGCTTGACTGAATCGGTGAATGACAATCGACTTCTTGGGTGCGAGGTAGTATCGCAGCAGAATGTGGAAGACTCGGTTGTTCGAGAACTCGGCTACAAAGCGTCCAATTGAACTTACCACATACTTGGGTGTCAAGTCTGTCTTGGTGCTGTACGGATTCGTATACTTTTCCACGAGTCGCTTCAAGTTCACCGGTGCTTGAAGTGTGTCGACCTTCTTGTGTCGGAAGGTCTTGTTGAACAGAAGGTCTCGGTCTGCAATGAGTTCATCGACTAAATCAGGTGATTCCTCTACGGCTTCTTTCAAGAAGGGATTCACATCGGCAGGAGTCAACGCATACTCTGCGTAGATGTTCTCCAATGTCTTCAACACAAGGTCACAGGACTGGTCTTCTACACAGATAGTATCAATTCCATCATCGCCGTAATGGAACTGAACAATGTTACCGTTCACATTTCGCACTGTGCCTCCATACTCAATGTGCTGGTCCTCCATGGTCTTCATCAATCTGCGCTGAATGTAACCTGTATCGGAGGTCTTGACAGCCGTATCAATCAATCCCTCTCGTCCAGCTTGTGCGTGGAAGAAGAACTCGGCAGGCATCAGACCATCCACAAAGCTGTGTTCAACAAAGCCACGAGATTCCACTCCATCGTCGTAACGTGTAAAGTGAGGCAGTGTGCGGTCTTGCAATGTGTATTGCACTCGCTTACCTTCAATCAACTGCTGTCCCAATGTAGCAACCATCTGTGTAATGTTCGCTTCGGAACCCTTTGAACCCGAATCAACCATCTGAACAATACGATTCAATCCATCGGCTCGTGCAGTCTTCTTCAGACTGTCTATCACTTCAGTGTTAATCTTGTTCACGACATCCTTCATCGCTGAAGAGATATCATCTTCCAACTTTTCACCGTCCGACATACCCATGTTATTGATGTACTTGCCTCCATGGACATTGGTGAGAATCTCAGAGACTTTACGTCGTCCTTCTGCAATCTTCTCCCTTACGAATGTATTGGTCTTGAAGTCTGCAATCAAGTCTGAAGTACCCACTGAGAAACCTGTATACAAGTTGAACTGTGTGACAATGCTTTGAATGTCGTTGATAAGCTGACCTGCACGTTGAGGTCCAAAGTCATTGTAGGTCAAGTGAACCAAGTTTCCTGTCGCACTCTTCTTCAATACACCCTTGGTTAACTCGCCCAATTCAAGTTTGATTCCACGCGCATTGTAGTTAATCAATGGCATTGCAGCGGAGATGATTTCAGAGCCTGTCCAGTTACGATTCTTTCTCTTGAACGGACGCTTGATGCGTGCAAGTATATTCATCGCAATGTGTTCAGGAACTTCTACACCCGGTTGAGAGATACGGTACGCACCGGTCATGGTATCTTGGAACAACTGGATAATCGGAGTAGATGTACGAGGACTGATGATGTTACGTAACACGGATGCCAAGACACGAAGCTCGGTTGCTGCAGGAATGCTTTGAGGCACATGCATGTTCATCTCATCACCATCAAAGTCTGCATTATACGGTCGAGTGGCAGAGACATTCAGACGAAAGGTTGAATACGGTAAGACCTTGACACGATGTGCTTCCATCGAAGCTTTGTGTAGAGACGGCTGTCGGTTGAACAATACGATATCCCCGTCAATGATGTGTCTGTGAACCACATCCCCTTCCTTCAAGTCGATTGTATCTGGATTCACATAGAGCAAACTGAAGGTCTGCTTGTCTTTCTTGATGAAGACCGACTTGGCTCCTGGGTGCTTTTCATGTCCATTGCGAACATACCCTAGCAGTCTCTCGCGATTGTAGGGGCTGACGATTTCAGGAAAGGTAAGATTGGTTGCGATTTCTTCAGGCACACCGAGTTCATCCAAGTCAATGTTCGCATCCGGTGTAATGACAGACCTCGCAGAGAAGTCTACACGTTTACCCATCAAGTTACCACGCACACGTCCTGTCTTCGCACCGAATCGAGACTTCAAGGTGCGTAACGGGCGTCCAGAGCGTTGTTGCGTAGGAGGCATACCCTTGATGTCGTTGTCCACATACGTTGCCACATTGTATTGAAGCAACGATGTCAGCTTATCAATCATATCGGCTGAATCGTTCTTGTCAATCTTGTCTCGCAATCGGTCATTGGAACGGATAATCGAGATGAGCTGGTGTGTCAAGTCATCTTCCATTCGCTGATGGTCGTCCATCACGACCGAAGGACGCACTGTCAAGGGAGGAACTGCAAGTGCATTGCAAATCATCCATTCAGGGCGTGCGAACTGTGGGTCAAATCCTAGACGACGACAGTCTTCCGAGGTAATGCGTTGAAAGGCTCGTAGTACAATTTCAGGTTGAAGCTGGACAGGCTCGACGGGTGCTTCATCCTTTGCGAGTTTTCGGTAGGCTTCCAACTTTGCAGCAGTGCCTGCAATCTTACTGACCTTTGCGAACATCGGTGTCTCACATGAAGGACAGACCGCACTATATTTGGTCTGGTCACGCACTTCTTTGAAACGAGCCATACCTTTCGTCGTCAGACTGTCTAGGACTTCGGCTGCGAGACTAGGCTTGGAGCAGTTCAAGCAAATCACATTGCATAACTTCTCGACTGTATCGAAGAACTGATAGAGATACACAGGTCGTGCGAGCTCAATGTGTCCAAAGTGTCCAGGGCAGAGTTGATTTGTCTGTTTACAGGTCGGACACACCTTGCCGTTCTCAATCACTCCAAAGCGTGAATCAAACACGCCATTTGGAACAGGTTGTCCGCTTTGGTACGTTTTATCAGTCGTTACTTCCACAACACTGCGCTTCCGAATATCTTCGGGATTCGCAATACCGAATTGAACACCGATAATTGTGTCACCCATTGTATGTCTCTTATACCTATGTGTAGATTCTTCCGTTTTTACTGTTCCGCAAGTTCAAGTAGCGTTTCCCAGTGGTCGTCGTTTTCGATGAACCGTTTGACCATCTCTATATCGTGTTCCCGCTTTTCAAGGTAGAGAAACATTCGTTCAAACTCTTCTCCACGCTTTTGTTGAAATAACTTGTATTGACGAATGTTCGCATACCGAACATACTCTAACAGGTCATTGGTCATTCGTTCGGATTCACTACCTTCGACATCTTTGAACTTACGAACCAGTGTTGCCCAGTGTTCTTGCAGTAGATAGAGGTCCATTATTCGCTTACTAGAGTCTAGAGTTTAAATCTATGGTTGGTAGAGATAGTCGACTGTGATTTCAATTCGAGTAGGTGCATCTCCAGTTTGAGTCATAAAATCCACTTGAAGGGTTGGAGCTGAATAAAAGACTCCGTTAATGAAGACTAGAGTGTTAGTACTTCGAGTTGGAACACGGTAGCCTGTAACATACACTCTTGAAACACTTAAGGTTGCAGTCAAACTTTGTTGCTCTAGTGCAGCTCTAGCATTATCAAAGATGAATAGTTCAGTTCCACTCAGCCATTCATTCCAACGAGGACCTGTGACGCCGGTCGGTCCGGTAAACGCAAACCCTGTGGGTCCAGTAGGTCCAGTAGTGCCTGTAGGTCCAGTAGGTCCAGTAGTGCCTGTGGGTCCAGTAGTGCCTGTTGGGCCTGTGTTTCCCGTGGGTCCAGTAGTGCCTGTAGCACCTGTATTCCCTGTGGGTCCTATACCTCCCACTGGACCTGGTATAACAGATGTTGGACCTGGAAATCCTGTATTTCCTAGCGCTTGAACACCTGTAAAACCAATAGGCCCTGTGTTTCCTGATGGACCTGTGTTTCCAGTGGGTCCTGTTACACCAGTAGGGCCTGTTACACCCGTAGGACCTGTTCGTCCTATAAATCCAGCAGGTCCTGTGGGTCCTGTTGGACCTAGTCTTCCGAGAGGACCTCGTAGACCTGTTGGACCTGTAATTCCAGTCAATCCTGTTCTTCCTCGACTACCGGTATTTCCCGTTGGACCTGTAATTCCTACAACTGTGCTTACAGGTCCTGTTAGTCCTGTGGGTCCTGTAGGGCCTGTGTTTCCTGTAGCACCTGTGTTTCCAGTAGGTCCTGTTCGTCCTGTATTTCCCGTTGCACCAGTTGTATTGACACTGCCTGAAGGTCCTGTGGGTCCAGTTCGTCCTGTGGGTCCTGTTCGTCCAGTGTTTCCAGTTGCACCTGTTGTCACTGCAAGTCCAGTTGGACCTATACTTCCTGTGTTCCCTGTAGGTCCTGTTCGTCCTGTAGTTCCTGTTGCACCCGTAGGTCCTGTATTTCCCGTTGGACCTGTAGGACCTGTTCGACCCGTGTTTCCAGTTGCACCTGTTGTTGCAAGAGCTCCTGTAGGTCCTGTAACACCCATATCTCCTGAACGCCCTGCACCAGTTGGACCTGTCTCTCCTGTAGGACCTGGAACATATTGTGCTTCAGGAAGACGATAGGTATAGGTCCCCGGAATTCGAGGAACATAGCTCATTATCTGTAATAATAGTATATATTGTAACCCACATCTGTAACCGTTTGATTTTCACCCGACATATACCCATACCAGGTTCCTGCAACATTGCTGAAATACGCCTCTGAAACATAGAATAGTACAGGTGTAGGACCTGTCTGACCAAATCCACGCAGTCCTATCGTTGGATACGTGGTTGCACTCAAGGATGTGCTATTTGAAACGGTTTGAATTCCGGATGTAGTTAAAAAGTTCACTTCAATTCGAGCGTCAGTTAAATCAAAAATACCTACTGGACCTGTATTTCCAATTGGACCTGTGAATCCAGACGGACCTGTTGGACCCGTGTTACCAGTATTGCCTGTATTCCCTGTGGGACCTGTATTCCCCGTGGGACCTGTGTTGCCTGTTGCACCTGTAGTCCCGGTAGGTCCTGTGACACCTGTAGGACCTGTAGTGCCTGTTGCACCTGTAGTCCCGGTAGGTCCCGTTCCACCTGTGGGTCCAGTGACTCCTGTGGGACCGGTGAATCCTGTAGGGCCTGTGACTCCCGTTGGACCCGTGATTCCGGTTGGACCTGTCATTCCTGTTGGACCTGTGTTGCCTGTGAATCCAGTCCATCCTGTGAATCCTGTGGGTCCAGTGACTCCAGTGACTCCTGTGTTACCAGTAGTTCCAGTGGCTCCTGTATTCCCTGTAGGACCTTGAGCTCCTTGAGGACCCGTTAGACCTGAAGCGCCTGTTGGACCGTTGTTTCCAATTGAACCTACGGGTCCTTGAGGTCCTGTGGCTCCTGTTGCACCGGTATTGCCTGTGGGACCTGTAACACCTGTTGGACCTGTATTACCCGTCCGACCTGTTGGACCTGTATTTCCTGTATTGGTCGCTGTGCCTGCAATTCCACCGGCTCCTGTTGGACCTGTAGAACCCGTGGGTCCTGTGACTCCTGTGGCGCCTGTATTGGTTGCAGTTCCTGAAAGGCCTGTGACTCCTGTTGGACCTGTGATTCCGGTTGGACCTGTGTTACCTGTTGGACCTGTGTTTCCTGTTGGACCTGTGGGACCCGTATTGCCTGTGAATCCTGTCGGTCCAGTATTCCCTGTATTCGTTGCTGTACCGGGTAGACCGGTAAATCCAGTCGCACCTGTAGGACCGGTTGTGGCTCCTGTCGGTCCTGTGGGCCCTTGTGGACCTGCGGGACCTGGATAGACATTGGGTGCGCATGTTTCAAGACCTCGTCCTGGAACGTAGCGGACTAGCATTGTTTAATGACGAGTTTATTCGGGCGGAGTTTCTACTACTTCCCAGCGTTCACGAGCACCGTCGACTTCAATCACATCGAAATAGACAGTTTGACCAACATCGTCTGGGTGAGTGGATGAAATACCAAATCCGTTAGATGCAAGAATCTCGGATAAAATGATGGTTCCCTTGATTGGACTCGACAAGCCCTTTAAGAGAATTTGACAATAGGGTTGAATCGACGGAACACTGACGTGGACACGTATACTACCATTGAGTTCAACACCACCTGTTGCATGGGTAGTTGCCATTGTTATTTTGGCTTGTTAAAAATCAAGTGATTAAATATACATGGACGGACCCACAGAACCAGTTGAACAAACAGGACCTACAGGAACAGTTGAACAAACAGGACCAGTGGAACAAACAGGACCTACAGGAGAGACAGGAACAGGACCAACAGGAGAGACAGGAACAGGACCAACAGGACCAACAGGAGAGACTGGACCCACAGGAGAGACTGGACCTACAGGCCCAGTTGAACAAACAGGACCAACAGGAGAGACTGGACCAACAGGAGAGACAGGAACAGTTGAACAAACAGGACCAACAGGCCCAGTGGAACAAACAGGACCAACAGGAGAGACTGGAGCAACAGGACCAACAGGAGCAACAGGCCCTACAGGACCTATAGTACCCGACTTGTCGATGTTCCCAACAGCCGCAACGGGACCTACAGAGCCCCCAAGTATCGCAAGCTTGGATGAACTCATGCAGAGTCATTCCGTCATCATCGCAAAGGAAACTGCAGACCGCCAATCACTGGACGATTTAGTCAATCCTACACGTGAGAAGTATCGCCCTCAACTCTTTCAATGGGCAGGACTTGGCTTTCCTGCAATTTTCGTCATTCAAATGTTCAATCTCACTCCACCGACCACGTGCTCGGATGGAATCAGTCGAGATTCACTAGCCTACTTGAACTATTTGATTACTCCAAATACATTGGATTCCGTGCTTGAAACAATCCGTTCCTTGATGCCTGGAATTTTAGTAACCTTTTCCTTCTTGGGAAATACGTTGATGATTCATGTCTCAAAGGCTTAAAAAGGACTTACACTCGTAGACAACGTAACACCTCCATTATTTGTAACTGTAAACGCATTTGGACCCCTGTCCACAAGTCCTTGAATCAGCACTTGTGTATTGGGAATTGCGGTGAGTGGTGTAGTGGGTGGAGTGAAGTTTGATGTATAGACTGCAGTTCCATTAACAAATCGGAAGTTGGAGATATAGCCTGTAAAACTATCGACAGCTACTGTAGATGAAAATGAACCAATCACCATTTTACCAACGGAGGGTCCAATACTGATAGATGAAGTTGCTGTGCTATGACTTATTCCATCAATATATGCGGTAAACGTATTTCCATTTCTCACAACAGCAAAATGGTGCCAAGCATTTAACGAAGCTGTATTTCCACCTGTAAATAACTCAAAATAACCAATAACTCCAACATAAGAGTTTGGATATCCTAATTGAAAGATATAATTTGATACACTGACCCATTGAGGTGGAGCATCTCCATACATAAATACTCCATCATATGTAGTTCGATTTGTCTGATAAAACCAGAATTCAATCGTATGGTTATTTGTTCCAAGTGTGAAGGCTGAACTTGAAGGAATACTTAGAGCTGTGTTGTTAGCAGCATTAAAAAGAGCACTATACATCGAAGGAGTTGGAAAAAACAGGTTAGGTGGAAAGATAGGAGGTGAAGGTTTGTATGGATGTTTCGAAGGAAGAGAGTTTACGAGTCCCCATTTGTGTGCGAGATAGCCTTCTACTTTTTGACGTTGAGAGGTTGTAAAAAACGCATCGTATAGAATTATCTCACATATCGTTCCTGTAAAATAGACAGTAGATTCTCCACCTACTATAAGTTTAGTTGATGATACAGTTGCTGGTTCTAGTTGATATGATGATTCAACTCCATTCTCAGAGTGAGATATAGATGATCCTGTATATGTATTTGCACTATATATATAAGTTGTATTTGGAGAATAACTAACAGGACCGTAACCCTGTGACGCGTTAGTAGACATACTATTAAAGGTTGTATCTGTTGAGACATATCTGTTCTGTCCAGAATATGAATATACAAATACACGTTGGCGTGTTGAAGCAACTGTAGATATAAATACAACAAACGAATTTAAAGCAGTTGTAGAAGGAAATGATGCTGCATTTGATAATACATTTGGAGTGGCTCCATTAAACAAAATACCATTTGTTGTAAATGTTGGATATGAACTAGATGCTGATACATTTCTTCCATTCCCACTCTTGTCATTCCACTGAGTCACATTACTTCCACTTAAAACCAACGTTGAACTATCCGCCGCATCCAACCACAACGAACATCCAGTAATATCCGTGGGATAAAAATGAGCTGCGGTTGCAGGCAAAATAGACTTGAACGGATGAGGAGAAGGGAGTGTTGCACTTATACTTATTCCCCATTTGCGTGCTAAATATCCTTCAATGGTTTGACGTTGAGAGGTGGTCAAAGGTGTATTGAAGACAATGATTTCATAAATAACAGCATTTAATCGATATGAACCCGATATACTTCCGTTTAGCCACCTTCCTCCAACAGTATATCCAGAAGAAGTTCCTGCTACAGCTCCTGCAGTTACATTCGTAGCATTGGTTCCATTGAAATATCCAGAACCTGTTGTTACATTCATGTTATCATTGTAAATACCTTTAGCAATTAGTGATGAATTTCCAAGAACTGAAGTATATGCAGCACCATAGAATTGAACTCCATTTGTTGTTTCAACTGTGAAGAAATCACTTTCAGAAGTTGCAGTAGGAATAAATGTAAGGATACCACTATAAATAGTACGACTTGTTTCTTGCATAACGATGAAGATTGAACGTTGTGATAAATTCATAGTGAAGGCTTGGTTGAGAAAATAGGAAGACCCGTTGAAGTTTACACCACCGCCTGTAAGGTATGTGGGTGTTCCAGTAGCAGTCGCATTCTTTGCAGTTGCTTTATCCACCCATGTCGAGACTGTAGCTCCATTGGAAGGTGTTACACCTGTTCCTGCTGGGTCTGCACCATCCAACCACAACGAACACCCAGGAATCGACAACGGACTTATCACTGGTAAATATGGAGTCAACCCCCATTTTTGAGCAAGATATCCTTCCACTTGTTGGCGTTGAGAGGTGGTGAGAGCTGTATTAAAAATGAGAACCTCTGCTAAATCACCACACCAACCAATATGGGTTGTTCTATCATAACAAATACCTTGATAACGTGAGTTTCCAGTGATTCCTGCAACGGAAAGCAAGGATACATTGGGTGGCGATGGTAGATTTATGCTTGAAAATGCAGTATTTGTTACAGCATTTGGGTCATTTGTAAAGAGAGAAGCAGGAAATGCATTCGCAATACCATCTTGAGCAGCACCTGATTGAATAAACTTTTGACCAATAGGTGTATGCCAATCGTAATATGTATCATGACCTAAAAGAAAATAGTAAGGTCCAGTTCCTGAACCCGTAGCAGCTTCAATACGTCCAACCCAAAACAGATTTTTAACACCGTCCAAGGTAGTTGCTTGTTTCAGACCCGATTGAGCTTTAAAGTTTACAGTTTGAAGTCCATTGATGGATGTTCCAATAGTTGGATATGCAGCACTACCTGACCAATAGATTGAACCTGCTATTGTATTCATATGATAGCCATTCCCACTTTTGTCATTCCACTGAGTCACATTACTTCCACTCAAAACCAAGGAAGATGAGTCTGCCGCATCCAACCACAACTGACATCCTGGAATATCCGCGGGTTGAAAGGTTCGTAAATGCGGTCTAATCGACGAGAAGGGATGTATGGAAGGGAGTGATGAACCAAACCATTTCTTCGTTAGATAAGCTTCGATTCCTTGTCGTTGAGTTGTAGTAACATCCGAGTTGAAGACGATGATTTCATAGAGTGAAGCATTTACAATAATATTATCATACGAACTTGTACTTCCATTCCACGAAGCTCCTATTGCAAAGCCTTGTGCAGTTGAGGTTCGTGAACTACCCAATGTTCCTCCTGTCTGTGAATTTCCATTATACCATGCAGATATTGAAGTCCCACTCGATTGAAATGAAAAGAGTTGAGGAGTGGAAGTATTCACATTAAAAGTTGAATATTGTCCACCAGACGATGTTCCATAAAACCTAATTACAGATTGACTATCCATGTAAAACCCAAAACCATCTACACTAGTGTAGTCGAAACTAGAATTTGGTCTACCTACAAAAACCGTTTGATTATACCCACCTGTTGTTTTAGCTACTATAAATACGGTTACTTTGGATAAGTCTACAGGACTTGTTACAAACATAGCGGAGTTCGTCAATTGAATTGCATTGGAAGAATAGCTTGTTGTTCCAGAGAGTGCACCCAAATGACGAGCATTTCCAGACTTGTCTCGCCATTGTGTAACAGTGGTTGTTCCAGTAACAGTTGAAGCATCTGCCGCATCCAACCACAACTGACATCCAGGAATCGATAATGGAGTTACTGGGGAATACGTAGTCAATCCCCATTTCCATGCAAGATAGCCTTCGACTTGTTGACGTTGAACGGTGGTCAGGACATTACTGTACAAAAGCACTTCCGCTATCACGAGAGCCCCAGAACTCGGAATTCCGTTTCGTCCTCCAACTGTAAGCCCTGTGCTCGTGAGAGGCGTGACGCTCGTGTTGGACGAGTAGACATTGGACCCCGTGATAAACAGAGTCACGGCTGTATTCGAGGTCACGTCTTCATAGAGTTGGAACGGCACATCCTTAGTCCCATTACTCGCGTTGTAGTTAAAGTTGAACCCGCCGTTTCCAAAGTTCTGCGAGAACTGAACGTTCGAGCCAACCGTATTCGTTGCCGTAATGGTATACCCATTTTGCGTGCTGTAGTCGGATTGAGCCGCGTTGGATGCGAAGGATAGAAGTCCTCTCCAATCTGAGTGGACTGTTTCTGCCATCACAAAAAAGATAGACCGCGTCGCAAGGGGATAGGAATACGATGCATTGAAAAAACAACTGTTGGACACTTGGACAACGGGCAATCCGGTATAGGTTGTCCGAATCGTGCTCCCCCCACTTCCATTGCTGAGCGTGAATGGACTTGCCAAGGGACTCTTATCGGTCCATGCTGTAACATTGCTTCCACTCAACGTCATCGAGTTTGAATCTGCCGCATCCAACCACAACTGACAACCAGGAACACTGCGAGGGTCAAATCCCCATATATTTTTGGACGTTCCTATCATTACCTTTCTTAAAACAAAACATAGTTAGAGGTTAACCCGCCAGGATACGTCATCATAATTGTGGTGGAGTTTGCAGGTGGAATAACAACAGGATTGGTAGGAGAAGTACTTGCTGAAGTCGTATAGGTGACCGTCGTCGACAAGTAGGAGGAGGTGTTATTGCGGAATATCCAATATCCGTTTGAATCGTTGTTCCAGTTGATGGTGGGTAAGGTCAATGCTGAAAACCCGCTATTGGTAATGTTGTAGTGTGTTCCAAATGAATTGGACGGCACTGTCAGCGAGGTTCCCGTTACGTTAGAATAGAAAGGACGGAAACCGTTGCGAACTGTGAGACCTCCACTGACATCGAGTTGAGTGGCAGGTGCCGCGGTTCCAACACCCAAGAATCCATTGGAATGGATTCGCATGGCTTCGGATAATGTGAACACAACATCCGTTGTAATCGCAACAAGACCATTACCACCTGAACTGCTACTACCACCATTACCGACTCCAGACACATACGACGGGTTTGAACTTCCAGGTGCAAGTCTTCCAGAGGTTGTTTCACCACTTGTAATCACAGTGATATTGCTCAAATACGAAGAACCTCCACCAGCACCGCCTCCAGCAAAACCACCTCCACCAGCACCTCCAAAGTAACCACCACCTCCACCTGGACCAGCCCATCCATTATTTGGACCACCCGCACCACCTAATAACAAAGATCCAGCATACCCAGCATAACTAGATGCCTCTCTTGGTGTACCTCCTGCAGTTTGAGTACCACCTGTACCTCTCCAATACGATCCACCAGTTCCTCCTTCAGTTAGGCCACCATATCCTCCAAAGGGTGATCCACTACTACTTTCACTAGCAGCACCTCCTCCTCCTGCTATATTTACAAGTTCAGCGACGATGGTTCCAGTCCCACTTCCAGCACCTGTAGTTGCATTTGAAACTGTAAAACTGGTTGAAGTAGGAATGGTTGCAACTGCAAACGTTCCATTATATCCGTTCGGTGAAAGACCTGTAATCACTACGGGTTGGTTTGAAGATAATCCATGTGCTGCGGAAGTTGGATAAGTTACAACACCTCCACTTGTAGTGATACCTGAACCCGTTATAGTAGCTGCTAAAGTTCGTTGAATTGCAGAACGACCTCCTCCTGAACCTGCAGCATTACCTCCAGCACTTCTAGATCCTCCTCCACCATAAAAAGTTCCATCTGTAAGAGTACCACCTTGACCGACAATAACTTTTAAGGTTTGACCTGCGGTGACACTCAATGTACCACTTACAAATGCTCCAGGACCTCCACCAGCACCACCAGCACTGCCACCGCCTGCACCCCACATAGTCACTGTAATTGAAGTGATTCCTGTTGGCACTGTATAGGATTGATCTGAACCTGTATATGTAAAGATGGATGAACCTGTTAAGGCTGCATTGACGGCTACATTTGCAGTTTGAAAGACCAATGCAGAGGATGCAGGTGAAGCAGATGCAGTGTCTAACCCATAGATTCGTCCTAGAGGATAACCTGTACTCGTATTTCCGAAAAACATTGACGCAATACCACCTAAGTATGAGTTCGAAGTGCTTTGTAATGTGAGTGTATCAATACCATTTCCATACGTGGTCA